AGGTGCGGCTCGAGTTATCAAGGACGATACTGGCTCGCCCCGGCTGGAATTGCTGAAGCTCACGCGAGCGCCCCCGGTCGACTGACACCGACCGCACGTCGCTAGACACGTCCACGAAGTCGCCATCCGTGTCTGGCTCGCCGAGCTGAACCGATCCAAGCCCTCCAGAGCCGAGCTTAAAACCTGCGTTCTCTGCGCCCGCGTCGAACCGGATCAGCACCTGCACCGAGGGCATCGCGATGCTCATCTAGTCGGTCCCACTCCCGGCATGTCGATCGGGTCGCCGTTATTCTGTCCAGCCTCCCAGAGCATGTCGGCCATCATGGTGCCCGCCGCCTGCCGGTCATCAGGTGGCAGAATGCTGTAGTTGTTGTTGACGACCATCGACGAGTGAGCAGCCATCACGTCCGGCGATATCTTAGTCAGCCAGTCAGCAGGCACCGCGCCCCCCGTTCTCGTCACGGTTACGGGCGAACCCGAGAGAGGCATCATCGCCCCGAGGGCCATCATCGATGACTTGGTAACGTCAGCCGTACTGACCATCTTTTTGCCCAGCAACATGTCGGTCAGAGCGGCGATCTCTTTTTCCTCGGCGAGCTTGGTCGTGATCCTCGCCTGACGCGCCGCCCATTCGGGGCCAGTGAATATCTGAGCACGCACGATCTCCGTAGCCAGCTCCTGTGCAAGCTGCCGTGCGCTGATGCGATCAGCCACCTCGGCGGTGTCAATCATTTCCTGCCTTGCTTCGGCGATAGCGTCCGCTTCCTTCAGCGCGTTCTCTGCGGCCAAGGCTTCAGCCTCAGCGAATGCGAGCACCGCCTGCTCTGCTTGGTAGCTCCCATCGGTGAACTCGATCATGTCGTGTGCCATCTCGCCCATTTCCATCGAAAGAAAAGCGGCCTCGGTCTTCACAATGCCCATGGCCATACCGAGGTCTTTGAGTCCTCCCCATAGGCGGCCTATCCATCGCCCCACCGCGCTGAGCTTGTCGAGCAGTGGCTGGATGAACCTGATCACCGCTCCGAACACAGACCCAAACTGGTCCCGGAATAAGTACAGCACAGGGCCGAAGCCGGGGATCAGGAGGAGCAGCTTGTCAAAGTTCTCACGTATCCACCCGAGCACCCTCTCCGCGACACCGAGAGCAGAATCAAGCGCGCCCTTAAGCTCATCGCGGAAGTACCAGATGGCCACCCCAAGGAGGCCCACCGCAATAATCACCAGTCCGATGGGCCCGAGCACCGCCGCCCACGCAACAGTTGCCACGGTAGACATCGCCCCCAAGGCGATCGATATGCCCCCGATAGCTGTAGCCAGTATCGGGATAACTAGCACTATGCCAGCGATGGCCACCGTCACCGCAGCGAGCGCCCCTACGGCGATCAGCACCGGCGTAGGCATAGTCGTAAATAGATCCATCGCCCTCGTGATCGCTGGGGTCAGGCCGATGATGAGCTGATCCTTGACCTCGGCGAACTTGGCGCCTAGCTCGGACTGCTTGCGCGCCAGGCTGTCAGAGCCCTCCGCAAACGCGGTCTGAGCATCCACCGACTTCGACAGTATTAGCTCCTGAGTCGCAACGGCCTTTGCCTGTGCTAGTGCCGCGCCTGTCAGATTCTCGGTTCCATTAACCGCAAGCTGTGCCGCGATGTCCGCCTGATTGATGCTAATACCGAGACTCTTGAGGCCCTCCGTCTCACCGAGCATTGCCTTAGCGAGAATATCAGCAGCCTCGGCGGCGGTAGTCTGCCCGCCCGACCACTCAGACAGCGCCCCGCTCAGGCCGACAACGTCCATCGCCATCGTGGCGGCCGTGTCACGAGCGAACCCCATCGGGATCAGCAGATCAGCGAATCCAGCAGCGAGGTTCGCCGTGTCTGTTGACGTGAGTCCCATCGACCCGCCAACCTCCTTGGCCCAGCCCCGTACCCGTGCCCCCTCATCACCAAACACGGTGTTGATCTTGTTATTCATCAGGTCAAGCTCGGCAGCCGACCCGACCAGCGCCTTCGCAGCTAGTCCCGCCGCAACGCCCATGCTCCCGAGAACCGCGCCACCCTTAAGAATGCCGCCGCGCATGTTGCGCATCTTGGCCGTGACACCCTCAGCCGAATCGCCGACCCCATCGATCGCCTTCTCGGCCGACTTAGTGTCGGCTGCTACCTTGATCCTAATCTCGTTCGATGCCATCAGTTTTTCGGAGGCTCCTCATACGCTAGCTCGGTAGTGTGCAGCACTAACGCGCTCGGCTCCTCTAAGACACGCGACGGCAGCACGCCGTAGCGCTGAGCTAGACCGTCAACGATCTTTGCATGCCTAAGAGAGAGAGGCATCGTCACGCTGGCACCGTCTCGGTCAACTCCTCCGCCGACGTGGCGCCATTTTTCGACGCGGAGGCTTTCAGATTTGGGACCTGCTGCACCGCCCCGAGCCATGCCTTGACCACCTCCAGCGCGTACGTGAACGGCAGCGCCATAATCCCGTCGCTGTCGGCTGGCACCGGGGCGCCGTCCTCGTCCTCAATCGACCACGACATCAGGATCGCGTCCCCAAACGTCCTGAACCCTTGTTCGACGGTATCGGTGTCACCCATATTCGCCTCGATTTCCAGCATGACCCCCAGGGGCGTATTGATGCTGCATCGCACCTCCGCGCCCTCTAGTAGCCCGCCCTCAAACTCAAGGATGGCCGTCTGTTTTCCTAATCGGTAAGCCATCACAATCCTCCGATAGTCACTACGTGCTAATGATTAGCTAGGCAACGGTGGACCAAGTCGGCACGGTGCCACTCTGTAGCTGAAGCGTCGCCGTCCAGGTAGTCGCCGCGTCACTGCCCCGGGGTCCTGAATAGCTAGCGACCAACATTTCGCACTCGAGCTTCGGATTCGAACTCGTGTTCCCACCAACGCAATAGGTAACCGTCCGAGTCCCGGTCCTCGTCTTGAATACGTCGTGCGACATGTTGGAGGCAGCGTTGAATACCCCGTTGATAGTGACCTCGCCATCAGCCAGCCCGATGATTCGCTCTCGTGCACTCTTATCGATGCCCGTCACCTCGAGAAGGTCCTGCGGGAGAGACCACGAAAGGTCGGTGACATCGTTGGAGATATCCCGAGCGGTGCCGCCCGAGTCGTCAACCGCGAGGTAGTCCCCGAGCCCTGTCTGTTTTGCCATTATCCGATTCCTTTCTTACTACCGGCGGGAGCCGGATTTGTACCTTGTTAGTAGCCGCGCGACATCATTACAACGAACACGAGGGCGCTGAAGGTGCCGCTGGTCGTTACTCGTATATATCGACCCGTGGAGCCAGAGCCAGTTACGCGCTCAAACGTCCGATCCGTCACGCTGGTAAAAGTTATCTTGTCGCTCCAGCTCGAGTCGTTGCCCGAGTCCTGAACCTTGATGGTCGCCTCGCCGCTGCCCAGGCTAATCACTTGCAAGTAGCCCGCTGGAGCGCTACCCGACGCACCGCTGCCCTCGTCCACGCTCGCGCTGGTGGTGGCGCTTCCATCTGTCTGTTTGCCGTCAGTCAGCAGTACGCCCCACTCTAGCGAAGCGCCTCCAGTGGACTCATACGCGGCCGTCGTTGCAATAGCGCTACCGGTCGGCCTAGAGACGTCATAGTTCGCCTGCTTGGCCAGAAGGCCAACGCCCGGATCACCGCGTGACGTACCCATGCCAACCACGACGGCCTGATCTGCGGTCGGCAGTTTATCGGAGTTCGATGTCCACGCCGCATGACTCTGACCCGCAGCGGCGTCAAACCAGCCATTGACCCCGATCGAACCGCCAGCCATGCCGATCATCCGTTTACGCGCCGCAGTGTCTAGGGCCGTTATGTCGAGCAGGTCTTGATCCCAGTCCATCTTCGAGATCGCGTTGACGTCGGCCGATAGGTCATAACCGGCGGCATACAACCGTACTCCCAGCCCGCTAATTTTTGCCATCAGTCGCCTCCCCTACCCGTCCATTCGCTACCAACCACTCAAGGTCGAGGTCCTCAGGGGCCCCTGAGAGACTGTCCCCTGCCTCTACGCGCCACTCGCCTTGCTCAATGCCCACTAGCGCCACCCAGTGCGCCAGCGACCGCGTATCAGCCTTACGTTTCTGTGGGGTCATGGTGTAATCGTCTCGCTTCCAAATAGATCGACTGAGAACGGGATGGTCGCTTGCCGGTACAGTACGCCGCCCAGCTCCAGGTAGCCGGTGGTCGCATCACCGGGATCGCTATCAGTGCAGTTGCCGCCGAGCGCCGCGTCACCGCGCAAGCCTGAAAGGATGCCCGACACGGCGTTCCATATATCGAGCTCTATATCCTCGCGAATGTCTGCTGACGTTTGCATCCTCCAGTACGCCCGAATCGTGAAGTCTGCGACAGTCGATGCGTCACCAAGCGTGGTGAAGTCCTGGGACACTCCGCTGAGCCAGAATGCGCACGCGGGGGTCCCGGCGATCGACAGCGGCTCCCCCACATACACGGCCGAGAAGGCCGGACTGCTCACGGCACTGAGCCGCGTGTCGATCGTCGATATCACGCCCGCCCTAGTCACTCTAACGCCCCGACCAGCTTCCCCTCGATCAGCTTGTTCCAAGACCGAAAATTGCCACGAAACTTGTCGTACGTATTTTTGAACATATGGTAGCCGGCGAAACGCGTCTGGCGCCCTCTACGCTTCCCCGTTTCGACCCAATACACATACGGCAGATTGGCGCCCTTCTGCACACTGCTGCCGATCACCACAACCCCGAGCGAGTCGAATCGTCGCGTTTGGATGCTGCCCCTCAGGTGTCCGGTCTTCCATCCATGATATGGGTACAGTTGAGTCTGTACGTCTGCCCCCATCTCGACAGCAACGTCCTCGATGCCATCCATTGCGGCGTTGCGCAGCAATTTCGAGACACCCGCTGCAAAGAGTGGTCCCGATAACTCAATGGCAACGCTCGTCGCGAGCCCCATTAAAAGATCACCCCCGCGGCGTGACGCGCGACCCTGTATCGGTCCAGCGTTCGCAGAGCGTTATCAATCTCAACCTGTGGACGAACCCGTATGGCCTGCTCACCAGAGCCGATCGTCTCAAGCACTCCCAAGTCTCGATCGCGGTACAGGATACGAGCAATATCGGCCGCCACCATCGTCACATCGGCAGGATAGATATAGCGCGCGACTGTCGAGGCGTTATCGTGAACGGCCGCCGTCGTCCCGTTCACGCCCCGGATCACCGTCAGGTCGTTGGTCGAGATCGAGCTGACGTACATCTGCTCGCTGTCCACTACCAGCGTGTTACCGGGGCTGAATACGGCCCCACTCGTGACCGCGACAGTCGTCGCCGTGGTGCTCGTAATCGCGGAGGAAAGCGTCGTCGTGGTCGGAGACGTGTCCTGCGACCATCCCCACACCCCAGCGATCACGAGCGTCTGCTGCCCGGCGTTGAATGCGTTCGTGCTTTCCGTGCTCAGCTTCAATCGCCAGTATCGAGACCCGAGGTCGTTCGACTGATAGGGCTCGAGGAGGTAGTCATTCGACAGTCCCTCAGTCAGCGTTTGGGAAGTCGCTCGATCAGTTCCGCTATACGACGTGACTGTCGTGGCTGTAAGCAGCCAGCGATCCAACGGGAGCACAGCATGACGCGATCGCGTGATCTCAATGCCGCCATGATTAGGGAACCACGGCCGCTCGTCATAGATTAGCGGGCCAGTCCCGACATCGTAGCTTCTCGTCTGTGTAGTCGGGCCGAAGCTTTGGTCGCCCACGAATCCATTAACGATGAGACTGGAGCGCTCGAGTATCGTCAGCAGCATCACGGCGTCGGCAGTCCACCCTGACGCATAGCTCGTGCCGGCCAACGTGTCACGCAGGAAGTCAACCGATGCGTACGTATGAAAGACGGTCATACGACGCCCTTCGAGCTGGTGTGGTGCTCCCATCGCCACACGTCGGAGGGCGCACGACGACAGGAGCACGCGCAGATAGGAGAGCTACGACGGAAGAGGCCCCCCGCAGCTCCGTCTCGCCGCATCGCTACTTGTCCTCCGAGGCCCGTGATGCGTCCTTCGTTATTGCCGGCTTGGCGACCACCAGAAAACGCGCTGCATATTTCTTGAGAATCGCCGCGGGTACGTTATAGATCTCGTCTTTATAGAACGTCGTTTTTGAGCCCTCGACCGCTGTGTACTCGAGACACTTCGCCCTTGGCATATGCCATCCCTCCGTAGTGTGCCGACCGCCGCCCGGCTGCGATCCCTCACAGACAGGCGGCGGTCTGTTGCTTGCGCCTTTACTAGCGCGTAACTCTTTTACGTGCTAGGCGGCCCGAAGGATTCGGAAGGCATCTTGCGTAGCCATGCGGCCATCACCGCGAGACTTAGCAAAGAACCCGACCTGCCCGTTCCCTTGATAGAGCGAATCGTTACGAGAGACAGAGATACCCGCTCGCTCGAAGAGGTAGTACGAGGCGAAGTCGCCTGCGATCCCA